AGCGTTCTACGTTTAATCCTAAAACCATAGTAGGAATAGAAACTGGTATCAGTAAATGCGATTGTGAACAAAAAGGAGGACTGTGGAGAGCTGGTTTGGTACTTCCCGCTTCTGACGGTTCTCCATCAGCTTTACGTGCTATAAAAAAGGCATGCACTACAGTATACGGTACCGATATACGTTTACCTAAAGCGTGTTGTTATTCGGTAACAAATGATGATGGGACTATATCGTCTAATTGTGATGACGTATGTACAGCTAAAGAATGTGCAGAACAAGGAGATGGAGACACCAGAGTTTATTATTCTAATGGAAGAAGATGCGATGTAACCACTTCTACCGGAGGACCTGTACGAACAGAATGTACTCCTGAAGTAACAGCACCAAGTGAGCAGCTATTAGCATCATGTTCTGAAGGAGTTGATTGTTTTTCTGGAGGTATAGCAGGAAATTGTTGTACCAGAAACTATACTGATGAAACTTCAGAATGTGCTACCACACCAAAAAGTATGTGTGGTGGTTATTGGTTATCAGGAGCATACGGTATAGTTAGCTGTGAAAACAATTATTGTGATGGTGTGATGTTTCCAAAAACTGGAGTTATACCAGAACCACCTATAACCACACTAAACGAACTACAAACTTCTACAAATATTTTTAAAAAATTACCACAACCAGGAGAAGAGTATCAAGGAGGAATATATGTTGGTATATTTAATACCACATACTCTAGCACTCCTTCAGAATTATACGGAAACGCACTAACAGGTTTAGGGCAAAGTTATTCTGTTAGACCGGATCCTTTTGGCTCCAGACAAAAACGATGGATTTTAATTGTACATCCTAGAGATTATGGTATACTACCGTTTTCAGATGTTGACGATCCTACAGAAACATTAGAAACGTCTTTCTATGATGGTTTTTTTAATACGTATGGTGATGGACAACAATTTTACGGTCCAAATACAGCCACATTTAACAGAATACGCGGAACAGATATTAATGGATTTGTTGATTGGTATATTCCTAGTCAAGACGAATGTGCGTTCATCAGCAACGAACTGAATTACGATTTTTATATTCCTAATGGATTTTCTAGATTCTCTAGTGATAAATATTATATGACTTCTACAGTATTTTACAATAGACTGGGAAGTTCTACTGCAAGTTTAGGCGACCAGAGTTTAATCGATGAATATTTTGTGTACGGTCATCATTTTGGTAAACCTACTGTTGCAAAAACAACAATAGTTTCCAGAAAATCAGATATGAATATTCGTTTATGCAGGAGAATATATCTAGACTAATTAATGGAGTTTATTATGGCTGAAGAAAAGAAACCGTGTGGTTGTAAAAATAAACAAAATGGCGTTCCTGAAGCTCCGACATTTAGAGTGGAAGGCAATCCTGAAGACGGAAAAAACATCATAAAGAAGAAGTTAGGAATGGTTCAAAGCTTTGCTATGGCTTTAACTTCTCGTGGTCTTAACAATGAGAAGGTAAATAAACCAACCAAACAACTACGAGTTTTGAGTTGTTTTGGAAATCAACAACAAGGTGGTGTTCTTCCTCCATGTGAACACCTTAAAAGAAGCAGTACAGACGGTAAATTTTACTGTGGGGGCTGTGGTTGTGGAGACAAACCTATGACTTGGTTGTCTGGAACCGAGTCAGGATACAGCAAGTTGGATTATCCCAAGCTTAATTGTCCTCTAAGTATGCCCGGATTTACCAATTACGAGCCTAGTAAACCGGACGAGGCTATACCTCCAATTACCAGAAAATATTATATTGAAAACATTAATTACAATGATGTTACCAGTATAGCAGTAACTCTTCCTGACAAGCCAGATCAAAATCCTAAGCCATAATTCCAAAAAGCCCTAAATATAGTAGGGCAATTATGGCAACACCAAGTTCAAGACAAACAATAATAGAATACTCATTAAGACAGCTGGGATCTCCAGTTATAGACATTAATGTGGATTGGCAACAGTGTGAAGATCGTCTAGACGACGCTCTACAGTACTTCACCGAACGCCATTTTGATGGTGTAGAAAAAACGTACTTTTCGTATCAGTTAAAACAGGAAGATTTGATTAACAAGTACATTTCTACAGAAGATCTGCCAGCTGTAGCTGCAGATGGTCCCACCGGAAAAGAAATTGTTTCGGTTGTTAAAGTGTTTCAGTTTGGTCCGTTTACAAACATAAACATGTTTGATGTTCGGTATCAGATGGCTTTGACAGACTATTTTGGTATTAATAGAAACCTTACAGGCCAAGGAAATTCACAAGGTCTTGCTAGTTATGACTCTGTTAAACGATACATCAAATTAATTGAAGATATATTCCAGCCAGAAAAATTAGTAAGATTCAGTAAAGTAACTAATAGAATTTATATTGATACTGACTGGAAAACAGAAATGCGAGCAGGGGATTACGTTATGTTTGAAACGTATGCTGCTTTAGATCCTCAAAAATACACTGAAATATTTAATGACAGACTTTTGAAAAAATACGTTACTGCTCTAATCAAAAGACAGTGGGGTTCTAATATGGCGAAGTTTGATGGTGTTGCTCTTCCTGGTGGCATTACCCTGAAAGGCTCTCAGATTTACGCTGAAGCAGTTCAAGAAATTGCAGCAGTAGAACAACAAATGATGAGCGAATACGAACTACCAGTAAATTTCATGACAGGTTAAAATGGCAACAAATCCGTATTTCAAAAATTATTCAGGAGAACAAAATCTCGTTGAAGATTTAACCATAGAAATAATAAAAACTATGGGCAGAGATATGATTTATATTCCTAGAGATATTAATACTAAAGACAGTTTACTGGGAGAACAAATAGACGCATCTTACACTAAGGGAATTCCTTTAGAAATGTATATAGAATCTTTTAGTGGGTTTGAGGGACAGGGAGACATTATTACCAAATTTGGTATTGAAGTTAAAGATAATGTTATGTTGGTTGTGGCCAAAAAACGATTTGAAAATGAAGTTACAAACAGGTACATACAGATAACAAGACCCCGTGAAGGTGATCTGATATTTTTTCCTTTAGCCAAAGCTATATTTGAGATAAATTTCGTAGAACACGAAAATCCTTTTTATCAGTTAGGAAAACTGTATTCTTACAAATTAACATGTGAGCTGTTTACATATAACAGAGAGAAGGTTGAAACTGGAAACACTGATGTTGATGCAGTTGAAACCGAAAATGAAAATATACTACCAGACAACACAGAATTTGAAACACAAAAAGATGATCAAAACATTTTTGATTTCACAGAGACTGATCCATTTTCTGAAGGAAACTACTAATGTTTAATCAATACTATAACGGATCTATAAAAAAATTAGTAGTAGCTTTTGGTAGTTTATTTAACAATATAAAGGTAGAACACCAGAAAGATGGAAATTCTGTTGTGTCTACTGTTCCATTATCATATGCTCCTAAAGAAAAATTCATTCGCAGATTATCAGAACCTAGCTCTATTTCTACTAATACCAGAATACAAACAACACTTCCTCGTATGAGTTTTGAAATTTCGTCTATAATTTCTGATCCTGCTAGACGATTAAATAAACTGAACATTAAATCAAAATACAACACAGATACTCTTATAAATTCTCAAACATTTTCAGAAGCTCCATACAATATAATGTTTTCATTATATTCGTACACTAGAACTATAGACGATAATCTGCAAATAATGGAACAAATTCTTCCATATTTTAATCCAGAATTTATAGTGTCTATAAACATGAATGATGTTCACGATAAAGTAGATATTCCAATTATTATAAACGATGTGTCTATGAATGAATTGTATGAGGGTGACTTTTCTACCCGCAGATACATAACTAGTGCTTACAAATTTACTGCTAAAGCTTATGTTTACGGTTATATAAAACAAGATACTGGAAGTATAATTAAAGAAGTAGATTACAGTATTTTTGATGACAAAGAAGCTCCTACTCCTGATATATTATTAGACGATGAACAGATTACAGAATAATTATGGAAGAAATTGATCCTATTTCAAAAAGTTTAAATATAGATTTTGTTTCTAGTGATGAACCAAAACTACCAGCTATACCCGTGTCCTCTGATCCTACTAAAGTCAAAGAAGACATGGAATACGCTAAGAAAAATATTAAAGGACTTATTGAAAACGGTAATTATGCTATACAAGAAATCATAAAAATAGCAACTGCAGGTGACCAACCCAGAGCGTATGAAGTTATAGGACAGTTACTGAAAACTGTTTCTGATATGAATAAAGATCTTTTATCATTACACAAGACAGTAAAAGAA